CAGTTATGATTGTTAATGTAACAACCGATTACTCACTAATTAACCTTACAGGTATTATTTAAGGAGTAAATTATGGCAGATGCAGTCACAAGTCAAAAAATTATAGACACTGACAATCGCCTCGTTTATAAGTTTACTAATATCTCCGATGGGTCAGGAGAAGCGTCTGTTGCTAAAATAGATGTTTCTGGCTTAAACACCAATAGTGAAGGGGCAACTTGTACGCGAGTTGTCCTTACACAACTTTGGTACGATATCGGAGGATTTAGAGTTGCTATTGAATGGAACGCTTCAACAAATGTTGTCGCACTTGTCCTTGGTGGAAGTGCCGCAGTAGGAGTCTCTTCGGGTTATTATGACTTTAGAGATTGGGGCGGTATTACCAATAATGCAGGAAGTGGTATAAATGGGGATGTTGATCTAACAACCCACGGACATACTGCTCACGACCATTATACGATAGTAGCAGAATTTATTAAAAGCTATTAACCATGGCAACTTCTGGGAGTAAAACCTTTGCTCTTGACACAGGTGAGGTTATAGAAGAAGCGTATGAACTTGCTGGGCTAGAGGCTCGAACAGGTTATGATGCAGCAACGGCTAGACGATCTCTAAACATAATGTTTGCAGATTGGTCGAACCGTGGCATTAATATATGGACGATCGCACAAGTTAGCTTAACCCTAACTGAAAGCACGGCAAGTTATACTCTTAATTCTTATGATATCGATGTAATTGAGGCCGTTATTCGTAGAACAGTAAACGGTCAACAAACGGATTATCAAATTTCCAGGGTGGGTCGTATGGAATATTTAAATATTCCTAATAAAAACACAGAGGCAAGACCTACTGAGTTTTTTGTTGATAGACAAACAACTCCAGTGCTTTATTTATGGCCAACACCTGAAAACTCCACAGACATCTTTTTATCCTACAGAATCCAACGTATAGACGACGTATCCGCTTCTGCGCAAGACCAAGAAATACCCAGTCGGTTTATACCCCCAATGGTTTCTGGTTTAGCGTATTACATTGCTCTTAAAAAGAACCCTGAGAGGGTTTCAATGCTGGCTCAAATATACGAGCAAGACCTAAAAAGAGCGCAAGATGAGGATAGAGGAAGGGCCAGTCTTCATTTGGTACCTAAGGCCACTTACTAATGGCTTATGCAAAAGGCTCACATTCACTAGCGGTATGTGATCGTTGTGGCTGGGCATACCCATATCTTTCTATGAAAGTGGAGTGGAATAATTTAAAAGTTTGCTCCGAATGTTATGAACCCAGGCAACCGCAAGACACCCCGGCTAAACAAACACAAGATCCTGAAACTTTATATCAACCGAGACCTGAGGTACCATTACCTCAGGCCCAATTAGGTGTTGTAACGGCCGGTGCTGCATCTCCGATGACAGACACTACTGCCGACACTATTGGAACATATTTTACAGGACTTGAAGGAGAAACAAGTCTAGGAACATTAACGGTGACAACATGAGTTTTACATATTCAGGTTTAAAAACAGCGATACAGAACTACACAGACAACGATGAATCTACTTTCGTAAGCACCCTAGACACTTTTATTAAGTTGTCGGAAGAGAAAATACTGAAAACAGTTCAGTTGGATGAGTTTCGTAAAAATGTAACAGGAACAGCAACATCAGGAAACACTTATTTAGGAAAGCCAAGCGACTACATGGATCCACTTAGTCTTGCTGTGATAGACACAGACAGCAACTATAATTATTTAAACCTGAAGCAAGTTACTTGGGTCAGGGACTATACTCCTGCAGCAGCAACTACAGGAACACCTAAATACTACGCCTCTTTTGATGAAGACACCTTTATATTGGCTCCAGCACCAAGTTCTGGCTTCACCTTTGAACTACACTATGTATACAGACCCGCTTCGTTAACAACTGTGGGAGACAGCGGAACAACTTGGCTTTCAACGAATGCTGAAGATGCTCTCCTTTATGGTGCGTTGGTTGAAGCAACTGTGTTTATGAAAGGCGATCCAAACGACCTCCAATACTATGAAACCCGATTCCAAGAAGCGTTGATGAAACTTAAAAACTTTAATGAAGCACTTGGAACCAGAGATCAATACCGTTACGACAAACTGAGACCACAACCACAATGAACACAGATAGAAAAATTGCAATTGTAGCCATGGGTCAGAGTCAAATAGATTTTCATCTTTCCCAGGTACATAGTGTTTTATTTGATGAGATATGGGCTATTAATGCAATGATTGGTGTACTGCCTAATATAGATAAGGCTTTTATTCTTGATCCAATGAGTCGTTTTTTAGACACACACGATGCTGGTGCAATGACTGATATGATGAGGAGAACACTACCCCATGTAGACTACCCTATCTATTCTTGTGAATTAGACAGTAGAGTTCCTGCTGTTGAAGAATACCCTTTAGAGTCTATTGTAAAAGATTTAGGATGTTCTTATTTTAATAACACCATAGCTTATGCGATAGCTTATGCTTTATGGGCAAAAGTAGGTAGCATTTCTATATTTGGTGTAGACTTTACTTATAAAACAAATATGCACTTTGCGGAATCGGGAAGGGCTTGTGTGGAGTTCTGGCTTTCTAAATGTATAGATGCCGAAATAGACATAGCTATTGCTCCTAGATCTTCTTTATTAGATACTGATATTGAAATTCAAGATAAGTTGTATGGTTATCATAGATTAAATGATCCAAAAGTTACTTATCAGAACGGCACGGGAATGAAGGTTTGTAACCTGTCTGATATGCAGATTGAAGAAAACAACAAACCTGTGGGGATCATAGGAAGACAAGATATTGAAATCCCAGAGCCAGAGAAATACTGATGCAAACAGATGAATTTAAAATTTCGATCGGTAATTTGGGTGTAAAAACAACACATGGTAGAGGCCATACAGTAGAAGAAGTTGCTGAAATGGCTACTAACAGGTTGGTTTCGGTGGCAGACACAGCCCCTGACCAACTCAAGGCGCAAGCCCATGCTTTTAAAAATGTGTGTCATCAGGTCATTGTTTATTATATGCAAGAGGCAATTAAAAACCACATGTGTACGATAGGCAATCAATTAGAACAGCAAGGTCATAAAGACTTAGCTAATATTATTAGGAGACTATAATGGCTATAACACAGGCAATGTGTACTTCTTTTAAGAAAGAACTCTTAGAAGCAAAACACGATTTTTTACTTTCAGGAGGAGACACCTTCCAGTTAGCCTTGTATACCAGTTCAGCTACTATGAGTGCTGCTACCACTGCTTACACAACTACAGCAGAAGTAAGTGGAACTAACTACACCGCTAAAGGTGGGACTTTAACAAGAGTTAATCCTACAACATCAGGTACTACTGCTTTCACTGATTTTGCTGACCTAACTTTTGGTACAGCAACGATCACTGCAAGAGGGTGTATGATTTTCAATGACACAGCTACTGGTGATCCAGCAGTTGCGGTTTTTGATTTTGGTGGCGATAAGACAAGTACAGCAGGTAGCTTTACGATTACATTCCCAACCGCAGACGCAAGTAACGCTGTTATTAGAATAGCGTAAGGGTAGCTAATGGCTGCTATTACGGGCTGGGGTCGCAGTACATGGGGTTCTGGAACATGGGGTAATGCTGTACCTGTTGAACTAACGGGTTTAGCAGGAACAGGTGCTGTAAGTTCCTTAACTATTACTTGTGATGCGAATGTTGCAGAAACAGGAGTGGCAGCTACTGGTGCGATAAGTTCGCTTACGATTACTGGTGTTGCTAATATTTCGGTTACAGGACTAGCGGGAACTACTGCTTTAGGTACTGAGACAGTTAGTGGTGACGCTAATGTTGTAGAAACAGGATTAGCGGGAACAGGAGCAGTTGGAACTATAATTGCTGCGGGTTTTGCAGTACAAGGAGTTAGCGGTAACGCATCAACAGTAGGACTCGGTGATGAGACTGTAACAGGTGATGCAAATGTTTATCCGACCAACGTGGTTGGAACAACGGCATTGGGTAGTGTTACGACAATATCTACCAATATTATTCCCGTTACAATGGATGCTGCAACAGGGGCTGTTGGTACATTATCAACAACAACTGACGCGAACGCCTATCCTACGGGAGTGGTGGGGACAGGGCAAATAACTTCTGTGTTGGTATGGGGAGAAGTCGTTCCAGGACAAGATCCAGAATGGAGCGGAGTCAATGATTCACAAAGTCCAAGTTGGGGTGCTGTAGACGACTCTCAAAGCCCTGGTTGGCAGGAAGTGGCTTAATAATGGAAAAGATAATTTATAACAGTTATACTAATATAAGATTGGAGGATCGATAATGGCAAGTACATATGTAAATGATTTAAGACTCAACGAGATGGCCACGGGTGATGGTAGTGGAACGTGGGGCACAACAACAAACACAAATTTAGAGCTCATAGCAGAAGCCTGGGGCAGTGGTTCAGAAACAATCACAGGAACAACCCACACAATTACAATGGCAGATGGTGCAGCAGATGCAGCCAGAGCCTATTCCCTTACTCTTGCAGGATCAATTACTGCTTTAAACACAGTAACCCTTGCTCCTAATACAGTTAATAAAACATGGGTGATTCAGAATTCTTCTGGATACGCAGTAACACTTACACAAGGCACAGGCGCTAATGTCGTTATTCCGAATGGCGGAATCAAGATGGTAGTCGCTGATGGTGCAGGAAGTGGAGCAGCAGTTACCGATGTTCTCGATATGACAGGTGGTACAGGTAATGTAGGGCTTGGTAGTGGAAACTTAGGCACAGCCCTAACGACAGGAACAGACAATGTAGCCATTGGTGAAGCATCCCTTGATGCAGTCACGACTGGCTCGGACAATGTTGCAGTGGGCGATAACGCTCTTGGAGTAAATACAACTGGCGGAAACAATGTGGCATTGGGTTCGTCTGCACTAGATGCAAATGTAACTCACAGCAATAATGTTGCTATTGGTACAAATGCTTTAGGAGCAGCAACAGCAGACGATAACACCGCAGTCGGCTCTGGTGCTGGCGATGCAGTTACAACAGGTAATGGTCATGTTTTAGTAGGAAAAAACGCGGGAACTGCACTTACAACAGGAAGTGAGTCAGTCGCTATTGGGGGAAATGCTCTAGCAGCAGCCACAACCGCATCTAACAACACAGCGGTAGGATATAGTGCTTTAACCGCAAATACTTCTGGTACAGACAATACGGCAGTAGGACACTCTGCAGGCGATGCCAATACAACAGGTTCAGATAACACCGCTATCGGAGATAACGCACTAGGAGCGAATACTACTGCGAGTAACAACACTGCGGT